GTAGAAAAAACAATGGTGGACATTCAACAAAAGGTAAAGCAGGTAGAAAACCTAAACAAGAAGAAGTACAATTAATAGAGAAACTTACTCCTTTAGAACCTTTAGCATTTGAAGCTCTTAAAGATGGCTTAGAGAAAAAAGACTTTAAGTTTGTTCAGCTCTACTATAATTACTTTGCAGGTAAACCAAAAGAAACAAAGGATATAACTATAAACGAAGATGTACCTTTATTCATTGATTGATGAAAAAAGTATTAGATGTTTGTTGTGGAATGAAAGGGATGTATTTTGACAAAAATGATAATAGAGTATTGTTTTTAGACAAAAGAAAAGAAACACATATAGTAAAACGTAAAGATGGTTATGATAGAACTATTATAATTGACCCAGATATTATAGGAGATTTTACAGATATTAAACAACCTGATAATTCTTTTTGGCATATTGTATTTGACCCTCCTCATATCCCACAAAAAAAACCTACAGGAGCTATTTGCAAACAGTATGGTCATCTTACTGGAGATTGGAAAGATATGATTAAGAAAGGTTTTCAAGAATGTTTTAGAGTTTTAAAACCTAATGGCACTTTAATTTTTAAATGGAATGAGTGCAGAATACCAATTAAAGAAATACTTAACTTAACAGATGAAAAACCTTTGTATGGTCATAAGTCTGGGAAAGCTATGCAAACTCATTGGGTTTCATTTATAAAAAATTGATGTTTACAAAAACAGAAGCAGTAATAAAACTTAGAGAATTAGGAAGTAGAATAAGAATAGTAAGAGGAGGTTCTTCTGCAGGTAAGACAATAGCTATTCTTATGATACTTATAGACTATGCTATTAAAAATAAGAACAAAGAAATTAGTGTAGTAGCAGAATCAGTCCCACACTTGCGTAGAGGAGCTTTAAAGGACTTTCTTAATATACTTAAGGCAACCAATAGGTACGATGAGAGAAAGTTCAACAAATCAACTCTAAAGTACCAATTCAGTACAGGTTCTTATATAGAGTTCTTCTCCACAGACCAACCTGATAAATTAAGAGGAGCAAGAAGAACAGACTTGTTTATAAACGAGTGTAATAACATTCCTTCTTTTGAAGTGTATCAACAACTTGCAGTAAGAACATCAGGAACGGTATGGTTAGATTACAATCCAAGTAACATCTTTTGGGTAGACAAAGAACTAATAGGACAAGAAGATACTGACTTCCTCACACTAACCTATAAAGATAATGACAGCTTACCATCTTCAATAGTAAAAGAAATAGAGAAAGCTAAAGATAAAGCTAAGACCTCAACCTATTGGGCTAATTGGTGGAAAGTATATGGACTAGGAGAGATAGGTAGTTTAGAGGGAGTATGTATTCCTGATTGGAAGTACATTGATAATATTCCTTATGAAGCTAGGTTACTTTGTGGAGGATTAGATTTTGGATATAGCATAGACCCAAGTACGATTATCTTATTATACAAATGGAACAATGCTTACATATATGATGAGATACTATATCAAAAAGGAATGCTCAATAGAGACATAAGTAGATTCTTAAAAGACAATAACATCACTATTCATATTTGGGCAGATTCAGCAGAACCTAAGAGTATAAATGAGATCAGAGCGTATGGACATAAAATTTCAGGAGTAACTAAAGGTAGAGATTCAGTAGTCTATGGCATCAATCTAATAAACCAAAATGAAATCTATGTAACCTCCAGGTCTAAGAATCTAATCAAAGAACTACAAGGATATATATGGGCTAAAGATAAAGAAGGTAATAACATACAGAAACCTACAGGTTCTCATCCTGACTGTATTGATGCTTGTAGGTATGCACTTATGATGCAACTTGAAAATCCTAACAGAGGTAGATATACTATTCAATAAAAAAAGTTATTAAAATTTGTTAATTAAATAAATAGTTATATATTAGCTGTATAATTGCAATGAAGCAGTTATGTAAACAAAACAAAAAATGAAAAATTTTACAAATGAGTTTGACATAACTTTTAATCCTACAAATTTTGGAGAAGGTTTTTTTAACAAAAACAGAGCAAGAATAACTGTAGTTTTAGAAAATGTAAATTCAGTTCAAAAAGCAAAAGAAGTATTAGCTGAACAAGGTATTTTTGTTGAAAGCATACAAAGGTTAAATTAAATCAACAATATGAAACAAGCTGATAAAAAACTAATAAAGACATTACTAAAGCTCCACAACAAAAAGGAGATATCTGCTAAAACTTGTGCTGATACAATCTTTAGAATAATAAAGAATCAATGAAAGAGATATATGTTAAAAGAATAACTGCAAGTGCTTTAGAAATGCCTGTAGAAAAAAGAAAAGAATTAATAATAGAATTAACTAAATCATTACTAAAAAAATAATTATGTTTAAACCAATAATAAGATTCATCAAGGAAGATAAAAATAATATATGGTGGCTACTTAGCTTTTATGCAGTAGCATTACTAATAACAATACTGTTGACAGTACAGATATAGTAAAGTTTGTTTTGTTTGGAAAGGGGGTAGCAGAAATGTTACCCTTTTTTTTTGTGTATATGTCAAAAATGCTTTAGAAATTTCGATATATATATATGAAAGTAGAAATAAACGTGCCTAATGATTTAAAAGAAATCCAACTGCACCAATACCAGAAGTTCCTAAAACTCCAAGAAAAGAGCGTAGATGAAAAGTTCTTAGCTTCTAAGATGATAGAGATATTCTGTGGTTTAAAGCTCACAGACGCACTTAAAATGAAAGTATCAGATGTCTATGCTATTACAGGAATACTTGGAGATATGTTTAATCAGAAACCTAAGCTAGTAAAGAAGTTTAAAATGAATGGTGTAGAATATGGATTCATACCTGACTTAGACCAAATGAGTTTAGGAGAATACATTGACCTGGACACTTACTTAGGAGATTGGGAAAATATACATAGAGCTATGAATGTTCTGTATAGACCCATCAAACATAAGTATTCAGAAAAATATAATATAGAAGAATATAATATAGATCATCCTGAGAAGATGCAAAATATGCCAATGGATGCAGTATTAAGTTCTGTGCTTTTTTTTTATCATTTAGGAATCGACTTGTCGAAAGCTATGATGAATTATTTGGAGGACAAACAGGAAACGAATTTAGTGCAATATCTCAATTCGGTGCAAAATGGGGATGGTATCAATCAATTTACGGACTCTCTCAAGGAGATATTAGACGATTTGAAGATATCACTAAGTTAAAGATGCACGAGTGTTTTATGATGCTATCATTTATGAAAGATAAAGCTGAAGCAGAAGCTAAACAATTTAAAAGTAAAATAAAATGAGTCAACAAGGAATAAGAGGTTTTTATCAATTAACTGAAACAATTAAAACACAGTTGTTATCTGATGCAAATGTAAATACTGTAACTACAGGAGATATAACAGAAATAGATTTATCTAAGCAAACTATATTTCCTCTTTGTCATATAATGGTTAATAGTGTGAGTACACAAGAACAGGTACTAGCATTCAACATAACTGTTATGGCTATGGATATAGTAGATGTAGATAAAGAAGCTCCTACAGATTTATTTAGAGGTAATAATAATGAACACGATATTCTAAACACTCAATTAGCAGTTTTAAATAAACTTGTAATGGTTCTTAGAAAAGGTGACTTATATACAACTAAATACCAATTAGAAGGTGACCCTTCTTGTGAACCATTCTTTGAAAGATTTGAAAATCAGTTAGCAGGATGGGCTTGTACTATGGACATACTTATTGAAAATGATATAACCATATGCAACTAAAAGAAACTAAGGACATATTAAACAAGTTTGCAAAGTATGTGATACAACAATCTCGTACTAATCTTACTAAGAATAAAAAGAATAGTTCTAAGGCACTTTACAATAGTTTAGACTTTAAGTATAAGGCAGTAAGTGAAGGAATAGGTATTCAGTTTCTTATGGATGAATATGGATTGTATCAAGACAAAGGGGTAAGTGGAAAGAAAAAGAAATACAATACTCCTTTTAGTTATAAAGATAAGATGCCTCCTAGTTCAGCTTTAGATAAATGGAGTGTTAGAAAAGGTATAGCTCCAAGAGACAAAAGTGGAAAGTTCATACCAAGAAAATCTATAAACTTCTTAATAGCAAGAAGCATATATAACAAAGGTATTAAACCAAGTCTATTTTTTACAAAGCCATTTGAAAAGGCTTACAAAGATTT